GAGGTAAGGAACTGGGTCATCGTTTGGTCTTCTGTGAGTGCGCCAGCTTCCTTAGCGGCTTGACGGCGAGCGTAGTCAGCACCAAGAGCAAAGACACCCTTGAGTGGCTCGAAGTATTTAAAGTCATACTCAGAGCCTCCCATGGTGATCTTCCAGCTATTGGGGGCACCTTGAACTTTAGAAATTGCTCGCTTTTGGTCTTCAGTCATCCAAGAGTCAGTACCAGCAACCTGCCCATTCTTAGCCATCTCGTAGCCAAGGAAGAACAGCCCAGCGCCCACTCCGAGCTTACCTAGATCTTCGTAGTCCTTTTGCATCTTGAGGTCTTTGACGTCAGCCAGAGAGTTCTCTAGTTCTGCAATCTTCTTCTCAGCAGTCTTAACCACATCGTCATCTTGTGACTTTAGGAGCGCTTTCTGTTCTTTAATATCAAGCTCTAGGTTTGAAATCTTTTTGTTATACTTACCAAAGGTAGCGGAGCTTCCCATGGCGGATTCAGTGCGTCTTGCTAAACCACCAGCTACGTTCTTAGTCACGTTAATAGGAGCGGCAATGTAAGAGAGGTTAGCACTCAAGGCACGCATAGGGACACCAATGAACACAAAGAGTGTCCTAGCGAGGAGCCCTGCTTCATCCATGTTACCTGATGTTTTAACGAGGGCTGAAATAAGACCGTCTGTAAGATCCTTACGGATGTCCTTCGGGTCTAAATCCATAGCGCGGAAGTGGTCACGACGAGCAGTGTTAAAGATGTCAGCATACTCAGGGTCATACTTAGCTTGTAGACCACCACGGGAACGATCAAAGGCCGCCTCCATGTATTCCTCAGAGGACTTCCAGACGTTATCAGCTCCATCATCAATAGCTTTTTTGATGCCCTTAGCACGAGCAGCACGCATCGAGTGAGCAATCAAAGAGATTTCCTCAAGGCCACCAATGAGCGAGATACCATAATCAAAGAAGAAAGCAGGAACTTGTGCTGGCTTGCTGTTTAGGATGGTAGCTTTAGCTTTAAGGTATTTCCGAGCTAATTCAGACTGAGCTTCAGTGACAGCTTGTCGGCGCTGGCGCTTGTTTGATGCGTCTTTTAACACGGTGGTTAGGCTCAGAGGCTTCCGCTAGTTGATCTTTGATGTAGGCATTACGATCACGATAAAGGAAGTTACTATCGCCCTTGTTTAAGATGGTATCCTTAGAGGAGCGCAGAGTGTCCCCTAGGTGCTTTGTAATCATCCGCACATACTCGTAGGTTCCTGAGATGTCCGCTGCGGCATATTGAGCGCGACGAGAGATCGAGACGCCTTCTAACTTCAGAGCTTTGGCTATGTTGTAGGGAGTGTTAACGATTGGACGAGCTACAGCCATAAGAGTAGCAGAAGGAACACCCACGAAAGCAGTCTTAGCTTGGTTAAGCATCTGAGTAAGACGTAGAGTAAAGTAACCGTCAATGGCTTGCTGAAAGACGCCTACACGCTCTCCTGTGAAAGTCTTAGCCACTTGGTCGGCAATAGCGTCTAATTTCTCCTCTTTAGAGAGCTTAGGAGCACCTTCAGCTTTCTTCTTAGCGTCTCCAGCTACCTTCTTAGCAACCGTTGGATCAATCGCTACGTCCTCGTCTACGAGCTTCTGTAGCATCCCTTTGAGAACGATAAGGTCTTCTGTACGCTTGTTACCAGCAGCAGTGATACCAGCGGCGTAGTCCGTCGTGCCGTTATCCATAGCTTGACGGGTGTTCGCTTGGAGCTCTGAGCCTTGTGCGTAGTCCTTCTTGGAGATAGCACGGTCAAACTCTGTGTACTTATCAATGCGACTAAGGATTTTCTTAGCGGTCGCTATGTCTTTAGTCTTTAGGAGATCGTTAATGTCCCCGAAGAACTCCTGAGCGACTACTCGGAAGTGAGCTTTAACCTTGCGTGTAACACGTGCGCCTTTACCACCTGTGCGGTCACCTGTGAGGATGTCGTTAATGGCGGCTATAGAAGCGTCGATAGCGTCCTCAGGTGTTTCTCCCCTTTTTAACTCTTTTAGCTACCTTAGGGTCGTTAAATAAAACAATCTGTGAGCCTTCAGCCTTAACAACAGCTACCTTTTTACCAGTAACCTCCATAGCTTCTTTCCAAGCATCTCTGTTATTATCAAAGTAACTCTCTGGTCTAACGTGACCCTCAAAATCTACATCAGCCTTTATCTTGCCTTCACTTTTTAAACGACGAACGTCAGATACCGTAAGAGCTTTGGACGTATCCACTTCAAACTCCAATGGTTTAATACTTTCGTTTACTGCTTTTTCATCTGCGGTTAGACTGAACTTGGACTTTCTGTTAAAGCGTTTATCGTAAACTACGGCCCCTTTAGGGTCAGAGTGTAGGAAGAAACCAGATTCACCAAATCCTTGTGCTTTCCCTAATTTAGTCATATCAAACACATCAAAATCAGCGTCAGTTCCGTGATAAAAGGTCTGCACATTAGGCTTGGTTTTTGGTATCTCTACTCCTAGTTCCGCTAGTAGCTCATCGTCGGACAGCGCCTCTATCTCAGCATCGGTCTTAGGAGCTGGGGTAGCCTCTGGGGTTTCTAGTTTAGCTCTTCTCCTAATATCATCCGCCTTAAAGTCTAATCCTAGCTTACTTCCTGCCTGTATTTCATCAATATCCTGTTTACTGAGGCTCTTTTTGAGAACATCCGCTGTTGATTGTATTGTTGCTCTATATTCCTCCTTGTAACTATCCAAGGCACGTTTACCTAATAAAACATTAAAAGCATCTGTTAAATCTTCGTTTTTAAGTTCTGGGGTTTCTTTAGGTGTCGCTGGGGCTCCTGAAGGTATCTTCTCGCCTCCTACAGTGACCTCTAAGGGTTGTGTCTCTCCTATGGTTTCCTCAATGACGGTCTCTTGGCGAACCTTACCACCGTCTTCTTTAGCAATCACTCGTTGGCCCTCGGCAACTACCTCAGCAATCTCTTCCTTTGAGAGCTTCTCAAGGGCTTCCTTCTGGGTCATGTTCTTGAGCTTAGCTGTGAGTGGGTCTAGGACTACCTTCTTGGCTCCTCCAGCAGATAACAGAGCAAGAGCTCCCTGTAGCAAATTCTACGGCTAGAGAACCAGTAGCACCAAACTCATTCTCTTCTGAGTATTGACGACCACCAGCAGCACCCGCAGATACGGCGGCTTCACCAGCTACAACTGTTCCTAACTTAGTTTTAAGAGCTACGTCAGCTTGTCTTGATATAGCACCTACAACACCACTAGCTTGTTTAGTCTTAGCTACAACACCAGCACCACCAGCAAGGAACGCAGCGGCTTCACCAAAAGTGTTCCCTGTGTGTCCCATGAATGTGTCAGCTTTCTCGTCTGAACCAAGTCCTGTGGTTCTCTTAATTAAGTCCGCACTACCACTAGCAAAGAACTTCTCAGCTGTCTCTTCGCTAGCTCCTAGTGTGGTCATAGCTTTACGACCAGCCCAAGCTACCATATCAGCAGAACCACCTATAGCACCTATAAGTGTGTTATTGAACTGTGTAGCAAGGTCTACAGGAGTTCCAAAGGCCATGCCTTCTTCCTTCTGAGCTTGCTTACGGACAGTCCTAGAAACCATCATGACCTCTTCAGGTGTCTCTGGAGCGACCTCAGGTGCTTCTAAAGTAGGTCTCTCAGTGTTCCTCCGAATGACATCCTCTGTGGGTGCTTCTGGAGCGTTTTCTAGTTCGTCAAATAGTCCCATGTAATTATCTGTTGTTGAGGTTTCTTAGCGTTTCTTGAGCTTCCTCTAGTCTGTAAAAATCTTCTACACTGTCAAAGCCGTAACCAGCCCATTTCTCAATAGCCGCTTTCTGCTCTGACGTAGCCTCATCACCCGCCGCCATTCCTCTGAGTGCTGGTATCATCTCACGGAGAACAGCGTCACCAAGAAGAACATCCTCAAAGCCCATGTCGGCTTCACTGAGGAGCTCTAGGTCTAAGGATTCCATTGTAGGGAACCCGTAGTCCATGAGGCTAGCTTGCAGTAGACGTCTTCTTTCGCTAGTCTTTATTGCGCCTCTTCCTGTTGTAGCGAGGTCAAAGATCGTCTTACGGTCAGCTATAACATTAGCGACGGAAACCTCCGTAGCGGAGAACGAAGGTAGATCACGCACACGCTTGTTGTCTGATGCCTCTTCTTGCGCGTCTGACTCAAAAGATGCCGGTAGGTTAGTATCTAGGAGGCTCTCAGTGCTTCCACGGAGCTCTGCACGGCGCTGGTAGCTAGCAAACAACTGTGTCTGCTTTGTCTTGCAACAAAGCATCATACTCAGCTACGTCATACTTAGCCTTACGCCATAGAGCAGGAGCTTCTGCGCGTAGGTCATTCTTAATAGCTGTGCCATACTCACCAGCATAAGCACCAAAGGAACGAGCGTTGTCCGTTGCCCTGTAATAGCACTGCTGAGTGTCCTCTTGTGATGGTCCCTAAGCTGACTAGGAGATGTAGCCCAACCGAAGTCGCGGCGTTCCTCACGCAGTAAAGTCTTGTAGTCATCATCCTCTACGTTCATCTTACGTCCATTAACGGATGTAGGAAGCTGTGTAAGGGGAGTGTTAGGGTCTTGCATGAGGATAGCCTCACGTTGAGCCTTGAGGTCTGCTATATCGTCAGCGCTGAATGTGCCAATAGTAGAAGCAGTTACCTCCAAAGTATTCTTTCTTAGCTCTGTTGATCTCTCCGAGTTGGTCGTTAAGGAGGTCACGAGTTGTTTCGTTATCTGCGTTACGAGCTAGGTCGCGGTAGGCGTCTATCATAGCATCAATACCGCCAACAGAAGCGGCCTCAGCGAACGCCTGTGCTTCCTCATCAGAAACACCAGCACGCTTAGCCATACGTAGAGCAGACGCTTGTCTTTCTTCTACGGTAACGTCAGGGTCAGCTACGTCTTGCATCAGGGCATCTACAGAGCGCTCCACGCCTTTAGAGTTGTCCGAGAAGGATACCTCAGAGGCTTCCCTAGCGGAACGGATAGCACGCTTAACAGATGTCAGCTCTTTCTTACCTTCAGCGGAACCAAAGAGCTTAGCGTTGCCATGTAAATTGTAAGTTGAAGCTTCATTTAACAGGGCTTCAGCTTGGGAGAGTTTACCTTGCTCTATCAACACAGCGGCATCAGCAGTAACAATACCACGGAGCTTAGCGGCTTTCTCAGAGGACTTCAGGTCAAGAGCCCAAGCGTTCATCTCAGCGCGAGCGTGGTTCAATCCAGCAGTAATACCCTTCTTCTTAGTGATGTCAGATGAGTCAGCAGAGAGCTGCATAAAGGCTTGGTCTTTCTTGTTGTCTACCCAAGCGGCTGTAGCTTCGTCCCGTAGGTTATCTACAAAGGAACCTGTGAGTGCCGCTATAGCTTGCTCACGATTACCGTTACCACCAAACTGGTCTAACAACTCATCAGCAAACGCTTTGCGCTCACCCTTCCATTGTTGCAATGAACTCCTCTGGTGTTTGCTTGAGGGAAGCATCAGTGCGAGAGAGACCCATGAAGCGTTCTTTGATCGACTCCTCGTTCATTACAAAGTGACGCTTAACGAGACCTTGTTGGTAAGCTTTATCGTAGCCTAGGATGCCTTTCGTTTCGGGATCATTCAGTGCGCCCTCTACGTCCATAGTAGACGCAGCAGCTTCCGCTCCCATCTCCTTAGCGATGTTAGAGGCTTGCCCTAGGACTTGAGGGGTGCGCCTAAGGGCTTGCGCTAGTTGTAACGCTGAGTTGGTCTTAGGTGTCGCTTGGACGGCTACGTTATACTGCCCCGCGCGTTGAACCGTTGGGGATAACGCTGGTGTTCCTAGGTCTAGTTGTACTTGTTTACGCATTATTATTTAAGAGTTGAATAAGTGGACATTCCTGTTTGAGCACCACTAAGAGCCGCTCCAAGGTAATCAGGTTGTTCAATAGGCTTGTTGATACGAAGCATGTTGTTAGTGAACCCAAGGCCAGCATCTCGTAGCTGTAGCGAACGATTAACGTCATTCATTTGGGTCTGCTGTTGTGTAGCAAAGTTATAGCTAGCTTCTTCTCGTGTCAAATCGTTGATAAGAGCATCAACACTAAGTCCTGCTACTCCTGCTTCCCCAGCGCTTACTCGTGCTGTTGAGCGAGCCTCACGTGCTTTACGAGTGGACTCTTGGATTCTCTGTGCGGCTGCTACCTGCTCTTGTCCTTGCTGGAGACGCATAGAGGAAACTTCGTGGAGGTAACGCTGACGTTCTGCTGCCGAAGCGTTTGCTTGGGAACGTGCTTGGGCTTTCGCTTGTTGCTGTTGACCCATGATTTGGGCACCCGCTTGGGCGACGCCGAGACCTACTGCTATTACTGGAGGACACATATTATTTAGAGGGGATTATAAATTCAAAGAAGGGTTGATTGCTGAAGGTAAGTTTACGAATGAAGATTGCTCCACAGAATTTGAGCCACTTTAGGGCTACGTGGTTATCCTCATGGACAAAGTTAAAGGTTGCGCCATAAGGCTTGGTTAATCGTTGAGTCCACTCACGGGACGCTTTAAGGAAGTCGTAGGCGTTGTCAGAGACACCATCGGTGCCTAGACACCAGATATACGCTAGATTATCTACCTGTCCTACACCGAACATTGCAAAGGGAACGTCATCAGCATCTAGGGCTGTAAGGGTAACGTCATCTGTTTCTAAGGCTCTTAGGAGAGATGTGCACGGCTCATTACCCATACAGGCAATCTCTATCTTGTCTGCTTTACGCATGTGCGGATAGATCATTGCTACGTGGGCAGTATTAGCTTCTACTACCTTACAAGACCCATGAGTGCTGAGGACTTTATCCATATCGGTTAGAGCGGGAGTGAACAAAGGATTCAAACTCGGCGCTCTGGAATGTGCTAGGTAGCGCACTCTCGTTTTCAATGGTTATAGTTGTATCCTGTGGTTTGGTGAACACAGGGAAGCGATAGAAGCCACTGTCGAGGCTTAGAGCTCCTATGGTAGAAGAACCAACTACGTCAGGAGTAAAGACATTCTCATAGGTATCACGGAACTTAGGAGTAACCTTAACTTTGAAGTAGCTGGTATTATCGTAGTAGAGAGAACCATTACGGATCATCATCTTGGCGGCATTAGAGGGACTCTTACCGTTGCCTGCTTGAGCTTTAAAGAGTTGCTCAGAGAACGTATACTTCATTGTGTAAGGAATACCTACCCAGACGTCAGTATCAGCCGACACAGGGTTGCTTAGGGTGACCGTAGAGCCGCTATTGGTGCAGTTAAGGGCTAACCCATCAGTCGTGTAGACTTCCACTGAGTTGTCCTCTGGGGTGTACGGTAGGGTGATTGTATTATCGCCAATGTCTACTGTGGTAGACACTCGACTGTCTAAGTGCGTAACATAACCAGCATTATCCTTTAAGCCAGACTCTAAGGGCATCTCTACGAGGTTCGTTTCACCGTTGTTGGTTATGACCGCATAGAGAGTAGACTCGATAAACTGAATACCTCGTATCTCACCCGTGAAGGTAAACTTAGACCAAGCACTCAGGACTTTCTGATTGTTGTTCCAGAAGTAATTGTATATGTATAGCGAACCTTTCTCGTCAGAGCTCAGAAGAGCAAGCATGTCCTCTGACGTGGTTCCCGCCATATCAATGATGTCTTTAGGAATGTAAGCAGGAACGTGCTCAGTCACCTCTGCGGCATCGTAGGTGTCATTAGAAGCGTTGATATTGAACTCACGCATACCCGTAAATGCGCCGCGAGTGAATGGGAAGTAGATGTAAGAACCTAGCGGGAGTGGGTCTACTTTATCTTCAAAACTGAAGTTAGTAATTGGAGTGATGCTTACTGTCTTTGGTGTAAGAACGTCTCCACCCTTTAGAACGAACTGTCCGCTCTCTGAGAACAACACAAGGTTCTCTTGAAAGCCCTTGGCGGCTTTAAGGTTAGTCACGCGGCTACTAGCTACCGATACGTCAATAGGATCAGAGTCTAGTAGTGTTGTCACTGTCGTTCTAAGGAAATTGTATTCTAAATTATTTGAGGTGTTAAGCGCACCCAAGCCGCTTTCAGAAAGAATAATGTTTTCATTACTGAGGAACCCTAATCTATTCTTAAAGAAGAACAGATTGCTGATTGTTTGTGCGGAAAAGGACGGAAGAGGGTTTGTAATATCATCTCCCGCACCTCTGTCTCTTACTGGCATTACTTCCAAGGTGAAAGTGTTAAGAGCAGTATTTAGAAGTATATGTGGAAGGGTGTTTGAATTAAATCCAAATCTGACATTAGGCGCAATACACTCAACCCAACTTCCATTACCATAAGTCTGACCATCAGTAGTTTCGAATTTTACGTAGTAATCATCCTCGCTAAGTTCTGCGTCTCCTATAACTTTTACGCGAAAACCATTCTTAGCATAGACAGGTAAATCACTTATCGAATTAACTTCTTTATAAACAACTCCCAGTCCTGTATCTGCAAGACCGTCACTACCTGATATTTTAAAATCTGTTTTATTGTTATCACGCGTTATTACTAAAAGGTTGCCCTCTTTGTGGGTTGTGAAATCATCGTCGGTATTATTATTTACTGGAAAGTTAGTAACAAATTCTGTTTCTATTAGAGTAAGAATGTTTTGTGTATCCGCATCCGTAGATGATGATTCAGCTTCTACTACAGTCTCAGTAGAAGGACCAGTGCCAGTAGGGGCTGATACAGTGGTGGTTTCAGTAAAGGAGCTTGTTTCGTAAAAAGCTTGATTAAGTAAATTAGTGCTTTTGTACTGGTAAGACCCAGCATTTAAAATGTTAACATTGTTTTGTATTGTCCCATTACTATTGACGCTAATTTCAAACACAGCGTCACTTAATGTATTTAACGTATACGGGTTGGCTCCCGCCAGCGTGGTATGTTCTGTTGGTATTGAAAATGTAGTTGTAGTCCCCGCTTCGTATAGGGTTCCTCCATCAGTTATAGTTACCGAGCCTACCTTCATGTTATTACCACCACTAGGAATCATATTAATAGTGGCTGCTGCTATATCCCCTGATGCTCCTCCAGTAGCAAAGGAGCCTTCTAGATGTAGATTATACTTCTTTGAGTAGTCTCCTTGCTTAACAAATACTAATGCTTCTTTTTCCAACTCTGGGGAATGTGTAGAATCCAACCCAACCTGTTGCTCTGAATTAAGCAGAAATGTCCCATCGGCTATTGTTAATGCTTTTAAATCTTTTAGTGGATTTTGAGTAACTAAGTATGAACCCGCTTGGTTATAAGAAGCCGCCCCGTTAATAGTACAAGGTGTTCCGTCGAGATTCCAAACTTGAAGTGAATTAGTATCATGGATGACTACATACTTCTCTTCGTCGCTTCGATTGATAAAGTGAACAAAGCTATCATCATCAATAGCCTCCTCTAACAACCTAGCAACATGCCGAGTGTTAGGGCGTTTCTTCAGTCCCTCCGCAACAGAGCTAAGAGCATTTTCCTGCTCCTCACATTGGCCATCAAAACGAGTGGCATCAGGTTGTTGAGAGACACCTTGAATAAGGTTAGGAACCGAAGTGTTAATTAAAGCCATTATGTAAGATCGTAGTTGCGGTTGATACCAATTCTGGAAGCGGCGTCGTAGTTGTCAAATACTGAGTAGTTAGCATCATCAAACTCTCGGTCTTTGAAGTAAGCACGTAGCTCTAATTCCATCTTAGGAAGCCTCTGGATGTCTATGCCACTCTGCGGATATAGCTCGGTCAGTAGGATAGCTACACGGACGTTGAGATACTCTCGGTATTTCTGTGGGGTATCTACTAGTGACTTAGGAACAATAACATCCTCATCGTCTACTTCTTCTATGTTGAAATACCACCCACGGCCTTGTAGCTCTGTGTCTGTGTCGCGCAGTAGGCGAACACACTCAGAGGCTAATGAGTTGTCATTAAGAGCTGTCACTGGAGGCTCACCAATAAAGCGCATCACCTTGTTGACCTCTAGGAGTTCTGTGGCATCTGTGCTTGTCTCTGTGGCCGTCACTATGCGTAGCTTCGCGGCGTCCTTGAGTAGCTCTACCTTCTTGTAAGCGGGAGTCTGCTGGAACGTGGACTCTTGGACACCCATGATACGCATTTCAGAAGCGTAGTCTCGGTAGGTATCCTGAGTGCCAGCTACAACCCCATCATAGAATGCTTTTTCAGCGGCAACTTCGATAGCAGTCTGGGCTAGTAATTGGTCTTTCTGGGCTGTCTTTAGGGCTGTGTCTGACGCTACGTCGGTAGCTTGAGCATCTACCAAGGAGCCTTGCTTGCCTTTCAGAGTAGTGTCTGCGGCCACGTCGGTAGTTTGAGCGTCTACCAAGGAGCCTTGTTTACCCTTGAGAGTAGTATCGGCGGCAACATCTGTAGCTTGAGCATCAACTAGGGAACCCTGTTTTCCTTTAAGGGTCGTATCTGCTGCAACGTCGGTAGTTTGAGCATCCACAAGACTGCCCTGTTTACCTTTAAGAGTAGTATCAGCTGCTACGTCTAAAGCTTGAGCTTCTACTAGGTCTTCCTGCTCACCTAGGAGGGAAGTCTCAGCGGCAACTTTGGCTGTATTCTCAGCCTCCGTGAGAACTTGAGCGGTAACTAATGCCTCTTGGTCAGCGATGAGCGCCGTCTCAGCTTTGGTCTTAGCTGTATTAGCTAGTTCACCTCCAAGACGTAGGGTTCCAATCTTCTCTTCTACTGTCCCTTGAAGGAACATAACCTCGTCCATACCGAGGCCTCTAAGTTCCGCTGGGAAATCGTTGAAGTCTAGAACGCCGTTAGAGTTGCGGACGTGAGCTTGTTGGAGGATTGCTAGACTGACTAGCTCCTCATTGTAACTAAATTTCTGTAGCTCTTCTGAGCCAATTAAGCGTGTTTGTGCGATGCGAGAGGAACGGATTGTAATGTACCGTCTTGCTTCCTCTGGGATGTCTGGAGCTCCAAGCGTTCGCCGTGTTGCTCGGATAGATAACAATGTTTGCTGTGGTGCTGTAGTTGCCACCAGTTTGTTGATTGAACCACCAGCCTTTAGACTGAATATCGGTACTGACCTCATCAATCGTGTTTAACGCCAGCGATACTTGCTGAGGCAAGGCACTAGCAGATAAAGTATTAACTGGTGCTTCACCTAAGTTCGCAAGCACGATATTTACGGACTCAAGGAGAGTAGTCGAGATGTCAGTTGTTGGCATATTATTTCTTTGTTAAATATTGAATGGCGGCTTTTAGACGCTCAGGGTTGTCTTTGAAAAGTCCGAGACCAGTATTGCAAGAACTACAGAGGAGACCTCTAACGGCTCCTGAGGTGTGACAATGGTCTACGAATAAGTGTTTGTGAGTGTCTTCTTGAGTGGTGGTAGGCGAGTCGGTGCCACAAATAGCGCAAACGCCTTTTTGAGATGCTAGTAGTGTGTCATATTCTCCAGCTTCTAATCCATAAACGCGTTTCCACGCTTCTTCGGAACGACACCTCTTGCATTGGTTTCTTTTACCGTCAGGCGAGTAAGTCCTATTATGGAACATATCCAGAGGCTTAACCTCATTACACTTATTACACTTTTTAGTTTCTTTCAAATATATCTTGGGTTGTGTGGTTTAAAAAGAGACCCCAAGGGGATCGTCCCAAGGGGGTCTCAGATTAATGATTATTGCTTATGCAGGAAGAACCTTAACAGAGCATTCTGGGCGAAGAGACGCCATGTCCCATTGCGTATTTAGCAACGAACAGAGTACCTTGACGTTGGATTTGGTACTCGCTTTCAGTAGCAAGATCGAGGAGCTTAACAGTTCCGATAGCTTCCTTAGTACCTGCAAGGAATCCCTTAGCAGATGCTGTACCGCTAAGAGCGGAGAAGTCACCGTTGTAGCCAGCACCGCCAGCACCGAACACGTCGTTGTTTGCAGCACCGTCGTCAGTTGCAACAGCAGAAGCATCACCGAGACCGATAACGCTGTCGAGGTGGTTGCTCTTGAAGAGGTTGATACCAGCGACCTGAGCGATCTTACCAGTTGCAACATTACCTACACCACCAGTGTCACGATTGATAGCGACGTTGTCGGAAGTGAGGAGAGTGTAGTACTGAGAAGGAGTCAAGATAGCGAAACGACCTTCATCTGGAGCATCTTTCTCGTCAAGAGAGCGAGCAACAGCGTAGAGCGAGTCAACAAGACCAGCAGCAGTGTCAGTAGTAGCACCAGAGATGCTTGTACCACCGTTACCACCGATAGGAGACGTACCACCAGCAGCAGCGAAGAGAGTCTTCATGGTGGCAATGTCGAAGCGCTTAGCAAGAGCCTTACCGAGTTCCTTAGCGTAGATGCTACGGACGTCGTAGTGGTTCTTGAGCTCATCGATGTTGGCGATGAATGTCGAAGCAATCAGAACGTCATCGATGTTGATGGTGCGCTCAGCGTGCTTGATGGTTGATAGGTAGCTGTTAGAGCTGTCCACGATGTCTTCACCAACAGTGTGATATTTAGCATCAGCGACACCTGTAACAGGGAACTGAGCTGTCTTACCAGACGAGATGGTGCGGACCATGTGGAGATCCTTCATTATGTTCTGCTCCTCGAAAGTCGTCAGGATTTCTCCCGAGAACACTTTGAGAAAGAGACTATCGACGTCTCCAGAACCGTTTACTTGTCCCAAACGGGACGGACTTGTATTAGCCATTATATTATTTCTATTTTTGAGTTAGTTTACTTAGAGTAGCTCCCAGAGTGGGGACTACAGTTGGTTGTTCTTACTCACTTGGTTCACCGCTAGGTTATCCTCCTCGGAGGGCAAAGCTGTTACTACTTGCGGATACGAACGAAATTGGTTTACTTCTTTTTTGGAAAGCCCTTCTTCATATTTGAATAGGCTTTATTACTCACGGTAGATTTCTTCTTACTGCGAGAGATGCCGAGTTTACGGCGACGATTAATGTTTTTGTATAAGCTCATATTAGCATTTCCATCTTTTTAGTGCCAAAGCCTTACGTGTTGGGCGACCTTTGGAATCCTTCATGGGGCCTTTGACGCCACCCATACGAGCACAGAAGGATTTCTTACGAGAGCCTCCTTTGGGCTGAGGTGCTTTTAGATTGGAGCCAGTCTTCGAGTTGTAATACTTCCGCCCTTTAGCGGTGAGACCACCTTTGGAAGATTTATGCTCCTTGCGGAGACTGACGCCTTTTCTTTTCATTTAGATAGTTATTTATTATTAGGGTTGCTCTACTTCTGTAGATATTAAGATTGATTTGCTTCTGGTCAGCTCGGGGATTCTCTACGCGTTTCCATGCACCACCTCCACCATTCCAGATGAACAGCATGTGGTCAGCCGTAGGTGTAACCCCAGAGGCTTTAATGTGCTTTGCGTAGTGACTCAGGACAGTATACGCGACCCTCTGGCCGAACGCTGGGTCAAATACGTCCGTATGGGAGGCTTTAGAACCCGTTATACGGTTGTAATCATCTACCATTACCTTGTGGATCTGGTAGTGACCGTAAGCAGCCCCGTTGTCACCCACTACATCGTGAGGACTATCAGGGTAGACTTCCCACTGAGGGATTAACTTAACGAAGTCTTTAAGGGTTATTGAAGGAGTGGCTGGACAACACCCAGCAACTAGCAACAACAGGACTGCAATTTTAGGGATCAAGTTAGCGAACCTGCGAAGAGCCGAAGTAGAAGCCTACGATAGCAAGCATTGCTTGGCGGACTTCTGGTAACAGGACGAAACCGTTCAGGGATTCCCAGCTACCAGCTCCGAGACCGATGAGTGAAAAGATACCACCGAGTCCTTCTTTCTCAACAGTTACGGGAGTGCCTACGAGGGAAAGTAGGAATGGAGCTACGATAACAGCAAACAGTATAAAGAAGACGAACACACGCCTAATCCATACGCCACCACGAGCTTCTGCTTTATCTGCTGATTCATCTGCTGTGACTTGTTTTTGAAGGAGCATCTCGAAGTTGCGAGTCTGAGCTTCTCCTTGTGCGGCAATCATTTTCATTACAAAGCCTGACACACCGCCGCCGAGCATTGCTATAAGTTCAATAGGCATAATATTATTTATTTATTGGTTAAAAGATTGAGGAAACAGCCATCCGCTTCTCTACGTTTTCACGATAAGCTGGATCACTGGCATAACGAGGATCACGCATAGCTTCTGTAACTTGCGCTGTAGAACCAAATGGCTTTACACCTGCGTCACCTGAAGTGGATCCTTGGACGAGCGAGGGGCCTTTGCCGCCAGCCGCTTGGAACTGAGCATATAGTCCTTTAACAGCTACACGAGCTTGCTCTACTGAGCCACCTTCGACGATGTCGTTAAAGGCATCTAGGTCGCCATCAGCAAGGTTCTCACCAGCCCACTCGGACATAGCTTCGTAGTTACCAGCACCACCAATAGACTCTTGGATGGTAGCGGCTTGTTGAACGGACATAGCTTGTTGACCAGCGATGTATTGCTCTACGAACTCACGAGGAAGACCTGCTTGCTCTAGGGCATCAAAGGTCTTGTCGGACAACTCACCGCTCTCAGCGAACTCACCACGAGCCGCATCAATAGCACCTGTGGTTGCCTCTACGGGAGAAGCGTCTTCAGCTTTGGCTTCTTTCTTCTCTGCCTTGGGCTTGGACATCTTCTTCTGAAGCTCCTTGTAAGCCTTAGCCATTTCTTCGGGGCTCTCGAACTTCTCGTCGAGCCACTCTGGGCGTTCTTCTTCCTTGGCTTCTGGCTCGTCTTCTTTGAGCTGTTCTTCGATAGTCTCTTTGCCTTCCTTGGGGTCGGCTTCAAGCGTTTGGTTACGCTGGTTAGCTGCTTCTTCTTGCATAGCAGCTTGTTGTTCGAGGGAGATGTTCTCCTCCTCGTTTACTTCATTGATCTGTACTTGATGTAGGTCAGCCATATTCTAGTTTATTATTCCTGTTCTGGAGCTTGTTCTTGTTGTACTTTCGCTTGGTCAGACATAGCTTTGATCCCTGCTGGGCCTAGCTTTTCTGCCATTTGCATTTGTTGGGCTTGTTGGGCTTCTTGAGCCATTTGTTCTTCTGTCTTAACCAATCCATCAGTTTTAATACCGAGGGATGTAGCGCGACGTTTAAAGTATTCTCCGACGCTCACATATTGAGCTACGGCTTCAGGGCCTACGATCTGAGCGGCACCAGCTAGGAACATATCTAGCTTCTGTAGATCGTGACCACGACCAAGGGCTTCTACACCTGTGATGATAACAGGATTGATAATATCCTTGGGGAGCTTAGGAAGCTTCTTCTTCTTACGCATCACTTCCATGAGGCGATTAACCATAGGCATCTGGAGCTCCACTGAGAGTAACGAATAAAGACCACCGATAGCAGTCTCTAGCTCTTGTCCTAGCATGCGGATCTCTTCTGCTGTCACACGCTCTGCATTACGAACAACACCAGAGGTCAACAGGAAGGCGTGTCCAAGACGCTCTTCGATCTTAACGATGCTCTCTTGGACTACTCGGAAGTCATTGAACTTCTCTAGCTGGAGAACGGACACATCAGCAGCGTTGCCTTGAGCGATAGCACCATTGGGTGATTCAGCAAGTGTCTTAGCGCGGGTTGTGCCGTTGGGATTTACGAGGAAGAGTACCTTAGCGGCGGCTGCTGAGCCTTCAACAAGAGCTCTTTGGAGGCTCTCAAGGGATTGCAGGTCGCCTAGATACTCTTCAACGTATCCTCGTCCATAGTCCTCACCGTCGATGCGGGAGAAGCGGAGTGGGATAAAGGGGTTCTTGTCTAGTGGGTAGAAGCCTTCACTATCAGGAATAAGGTTACCGTTGATCTCTTGCCATACCTTCCAGCCATTCTCCTTGCGGCAAACAGCAGTGAACAGGTTGACGTCGTTGTCAGCTCCTTCACCGTCAGCGTTACCAGCGATGTCTCGCATCTCTTGGGAGAGGGACATATAGGATAGCTGCTCTTTGGTGCAGATGTAGAGAATGTTGCCCATTGGGTCGCGCTCTACGCAGAAACGATCTAGATGGAACACACGCATACCACCCTCTTCAGGAAGGTAGATAAGTGCATTACCAGAAATGATAAGATGCTTGAGGGCTTCATGGAGAGCAGTGCGATAGGTCTCGCGGCTAATCTCATCCATGACGGACTCTTCGACTTGCTGAAGGGACTTCTCGATCTCAGAGATTAACTCTGCTGGAGCTCCTTCTTGCTCTAGTCCGTGGTTGTCTACATTGAGACGAAAGAAAGGGGCATTGGGTGGTAGGAGTGCTAGTAGTAATTTAGAAGCGAGGTTGTTCACTCCGCGAGCCCCAATGCCTTGAAAGGGTGTTTCTAGGCGGCTATGTGCGCCGAAGCCTTCCTCAGTCATAATGTAAGGAAGGGTAAGTTTGGAACACTGGCGAGCACGATCTACGTATTGGTATCGCTTACCTTCCAGTTTGGAGTAGAGTGCTTGAGCTGTTTCAGTATTCATATATTTGTTGTAATAAAAAAATCCCCGTCCGAACGGTGGGCTTCCTTCTGTTGGGCTTGAATCTAACCGATTGGGGTTAAGGAGCTCTCATGGAACGAACGGGGAATAAAGGGTAGTTAAATGTTATCTTCGATAGTGTCTGGGATTAGGTAGCTGTCAACAACAGATGCAGTCATTATATAACTGCAGCTAGGTCAATGCCTAACCGCTCTTGAGAGGCCGCATCAATGTGGGAGTTATCTTCCCACGTAGCTGTTACACCTTGATTGACGTCGGATGTTATCCACTGTGCCTTGGGGTAGCTATTACCAACATTCACCTGTGCTGTGCGTACAACTTCCTGATAGGCTTTTACGGTTGGGTTATTAGCCTGCCAGTCGGGAGAGCGTATAATGGTAATTTCTCCATCAAACAAAGGCACATTGGCTTTTATGTAATCTAGTAGTTTGACGAGATGAGAATTATATAAACCCGAAAGGTCATGGGCGTAGGACTGCTCCCCATTGTATTTAGAATCTTCTGAGCCTTGGTACCAAATTAAGAACGTCTTAACGGGTTTGTTAAAATTTTGTCTGTATTCCAGAAATGATTTCTCAGCAAACAAATCAATCATATCTTGAGAACGATCAGCGTTGCTTGAGGGAAGCGCCGACTGCGGGTCAATCAGTCTTTCTGATTCTGGAAGGAAAGCTGGTAAACAATGGCCACCTACAGCATAACGAAAGCTGATAAGCCTGTTTGTTGTTTGGTTATATCGAGTTCTCAGTAAGCCTACATTTGGCCCGAAGTTTCCTATCGCACCTCCCTCTGGGTATATTGTAGAGAATGATCTCTTCCAGCTAGCGTCCCTGTTGTATTCATAAATATCAGCATCGTTAGTGCGAGATGTTAAGCTTGTCCCATCAACATCACGGCCTGCCATATTTGACTGTCCCGCCATAAAGTAAAATTCTGATGGGGTTGAGTAGTAGCTATATACGTTATCAATCATTTCTGATGTCTCGGTTCCACAAAACTAGTTCTTGGAAATTACCTGTAAATGGGTTTAATGTGTTTTGTCGGACAAAGAGCCTACTGAAAGTAATAGTTCCAGACATTTCAGATAGCGGAGAGTCTAACGTGTCCTCACTATTGATGTTCAATGTTGTGGCACCCGCGCCATCACGGTAAATAGCAACAAGCTTTCGAGTCCCATCAAAGTTGTAAGCAGCGGAGGCTGTCGTTGGAGTGAAGTTAATTTCACGAGATGCGTTGTCAACTAGCTCGAATTTAACAGATTGAACGAAGCGAAATCTAGGTGAACCGCCAACTGCTCCGAGTATCGCGTGATTAAACCCGATGTTTGCTAATAGCATACACGTAAAGTCCCCTATGAGCTCTATAGGGGGCATCACCATATTGTGTATATTACCTTGAACAGCAGGCAACCCACCTTCGGTAACCAATACCCCAGCATCAATAATCTTACGCTGTTTAAGCGGATCAGTTTGAGTTACGTGGTTGCTGTTAATGCTTTGGTCGTAAATTATAGGGACAAATACATCATTACCAACGCCTCCCCACGAAACAAGCGTTCCGTCTGCTACCTCGTTGGCCGTAAAGTCCGCCTCAAGGTTATTATCACCACGCCTAGCGCGAATTACGGTAGTATTGCCAGACGTGCTCGCTAGATCGCGAAGGGAAATAGCAATTTCGGGTGTAACGTATTGCTGAAGGAAGCTCTCGAGGTTAGCCTCTTCGGTGCGATCGATGGTGATCTCTGTGCCATCCACTGTGAGAGTGCGAACACCTTCCCTAGTGGTATCAATGGTAATGGTCTGTCCGTCTGCTATAATAGTGCGAACGAGGTCTGGAGCCGTGCGGTCGATCGTGACCGTCTCTCCATCTACCGACATACTCCGAACCCCCAAGACGTCCTCGGTCTTTAGGGTATAAGTTTCACTGCCTCCATCTGCGTGGTTAATCGTGAGGGTTCGGTCTGCCATATTAGTATTTAATTAGTAATTGATATTAGCGCCACTACCAGATGAACCAGTGTTCACTGTAGAGCGACGAACGGTAAGAGCAGAAGTGCCACGCTTTTTGGAGCTTTGGCGATTCTTGAGTGCCTTATTCTCGACCTTCTTGGCCACCTTAGTAGGAGGGGGAGGAGGAGCGGGAGGAGGCACTGGATCGGGAACCTTGGGGGTGGACATGCACATAATGATTTATTCTGGGTTGATTATATTTTCGGTTTGAATTTGGTAGTGATGCTTAAGAAAGTTCACCACGGAGCGTTGTCCATAGTGAAAGTTAAGCATAGGAACACTGTCAGTTGCGGGGAAATCCATAGCGGGAAAGGAGCTCTCTAGGGCATCTAGGAGCGCCTTGTTAATTGCTGGTATTTCTATATGTTCTTCTGTTTCCATCGTTACGGTATCTGATTAGTTTCTACAGGTCGTTAAGTTCCTTTGGGAGCCTCCCTTGATCGACCCATTTCTTGGTCTGGGTGAGGCACATAGCGTTCCAGATGATAGCCCCCGCGTGGTCTTCCGTGGTGTCTCCCTCCATGAACTGCCAGAGGTGACGATATAGGGAATCTACGTAGCGACTAAGGGGAATACCTTTTTGCCAGTTGTCTCTTCCGTACTTAGTAGCTCCGTCCTCAAAGCGCTTAGAGACAGCCCGAAGAGCGTCAATAGGAATGAGGGAGGGATTACCTTTGCCTTCGGAGGCATCTCGGACGGCTCCTGTAGCAAACTCGGAGCGAGCCCCTGAGTCTGGAAGGGTTGGATTAAGGTGTTCGTCTGCTGCTGTGATTACTGATTGCATATTTTTAGTGTGTCTTTTGTTGGCTTGTTCGATGTCGTATATTAGTTTGTCGAGTTTGTTAGGCATTGGTAGGCGTCCATAAGGTTACTTCACAGGTGTCAAAGTCATAATCACCATCCTGTAGGATGTGAGATAAACGAGCTGTCAGTAGGGCGTCATCCTTAGTGAACCCCTTGGCTTCGTAGGCGTCCACAACAGTCTTCCAAGTGGCTCCGTTCTTCTCTAGGAGTTTCTTAGCGGTCATAGGGCCACAGCCTTTGAGACCTCCAAAGCCATCCGTAGAGTCGCCCATGAGGGACTGAACGAGATGGAAGTGGTCTGCTTCCTCCTTAGAGATCACTCGGAGAACATCCTTGTCGGGATTGTAGAGAGTGATAGGGAGTGTTGCGAAGTCCTTGTCGATAGAGACAGCCACACGGTTCTCGGGGTCTTCGGTAGACCAGATGCCGATGGCGTCGTCCGCCTCAATGTTAGCATATAACTCAGAGTCATACTCCTTCATCATCCACTCTTTAAGCTCACTCATGCCTAGAGGCTTACGTTTGCCTTTACGGTTCTCCTTGTAGGTGGAACACAGTTGGTGGCGGAACGTGCGACTAGGAGAGAAGAACACCTTAATGTTCTTACTGCTGAGAGCCTTGGTGATACTTGTGATGTGACGGTCTACCTCAGCTTTGGCTTCCACCATGTTAGTCTGAAGTGTCCACGTGTCATCATCCCAGCGCATCTCCTGCTCGGCTGCAGAAGCGGACTTGTATAGGATGATGTCTCCATCAATTAGTAGTAGTTTGTTCTTTGTTTCTTTCATGTGTGTGTTAGTGTTTATGTTGTTGTAGATAGGATGCAGCTGTTGTTAAATTTTTAACTGAGTCCTGAAAAAGACCGAGAGCTTGATTACATTTGTGACATAATAAACCACGAACTTTGCCCGTAGTGTGGCAGTGGTCAACGACTAATTTAGTTTTGTGATGCTTAGCCATAACGAAACCTTCTTCACCACATATCTTACAAATACCTTTTTGCTCTCTAAACATTTCCTTATAATCCTACGCTGTAATATTATATGTGCGTTTAAGATAGGAATTACTCCATCCCAAGTCCTTGCATTCGTCTGAGCAATAAAGTTCAGAGGGAGCATTAGGTGTGAAGACATTGCCACACGTCTTGCATCCTTTTGGTTTGAAGTATCCTTGGGGATATTTAGAAGCATTAGCGGTTTGATCCTTCTTTAGTGGATTACTTGTGCAATACATAACTTAGTGGGTAGATTTCCAATTTGCTCCTACAGAGAACTCGCCATCAATACGGCACTGGAGATTGAGAACTTGCCCTGCTTTTCCTAGGGCATTACAGAACGTCCTACCAAGCTCATCAGCGTGTTCTGGAGCACAACTAAATTGCGTCTCGTCATGAACATTGGCGTGATTCTCATAGGGGAACTTAGCCATCTTGGTAAACTCCACGAGGGCTTGCTTCATTATGATAGCACCTGCAGATTGAAGTAGGAGGTTGAGCGCTGAGTGTGGTGAGCGACAGGGTAAGGGCCGACCATCTAAGCCACGCAGCATTCCTTTAGTTTCTAGCGCATTAGCCACGCCGTCATTGAGACGCTTTAACGCAGGAACATTCTTCATGAAGGTAGCTTTAATCTTTTTGCCCTCTTTAGCTCCTCCACCAACAATAGCACCAATCTTAGCATCTCCAGCGCCGTAGAGAGTGGCATACACAAATGTTTTTGCGGCATCCCGAGTGGGCAACCCAGCGGCCTTTTGGTTAGCCGTGTGAATATCTCCTTCGAGGATAGTCTTCGCGTATTCCTTATCTCCGAACAGGGCTAGGTAGTGAGCAAGACAGCGCAACTCTAGGCCACTAGCATCAGCACCTACAAGCACCTTGCCCTCTGGAGCTGTGAAGCAAGAGCGACACTCGCCACCATAAGGCGCACGAGTGGATGGCACTTGAGCCACGTTCGGATTTCGGTGAGTGCATCGCCCAGAGACAGCTCCGTTGGTATTCACAGAACCGTGGATACGTCCGTTGCGCTCTAGCTTTAGCCACGCTTGCTTACCCTCAGCCACTTGACCGAGACGCTTGGTAACGAGGAGGTACTCAAGGAGCTTTTCGGATTGGGGTGTTCCGATGTCCTTGAGCACCGCCTCGTTGATTGCTGGTCGTTTGCCCTCGTAGGAGCTAGGCTTCCAGCCATTAGCCATTAGTCGTTCGGCGATCTGGTCACGACTGTTGGGGTTGAACGGGATGAGCTTAACAACAGGCTCTCCCTTGGTTATCTCCTTAGCTTTGTAGCCCTTCTCGACCAAGGCTTTCTTGGTGCGGGACTTTGTGCCATCAGGAGCGAGCCACCAGTTACTCTTGGTGACTTCTTCAGTAGGCGTGAATAACTCACGCAATTCTACGTCAAGAGCAGCACGGCGACCCATAAGGGTAGCTGTAAGTTCTTCTGCTGCTTTAACGTCAAAAGGAAACCCGTTCATCTCTTGGATACGGATAGCTTTAGCAAAGGCATGCTCTAGGTCACACGCTTGCTGGAGGCTACCTAATCCCTTCTTTAGAAAGAACTCATAGAGAGACTTGGTGACCTCCACATCTTGAACGCAGTAGTCTTCCATCTCTTGAGACCACTGAGACCAGTCTTCGGTTTCCCCGTGGTCGCTCTTGTTGTTCCCAATGCGATAGCCCCAAGCCTTTAAGCTGTGGGAACCGATGAGTTGCTTTGGGAAACCTTCACGTTTGAAGTCATCGCTACGAACGTCAGGGATACATCAACCTAGCAATCACGGCGGAGTCTAATACACCAGCGTGACGGTAGCCGTAGAGCTTCCAAAGGGCGATAGCGTCAAAGCCGATGCTGTTGTGTCCTACGATATGGTCAGCTTGTGAGAGACGGTCTAATCCTTGTTGGATGCTGTCTGCTCGGTAAGCTCCCGTTCCGTTCTGGTCAATTACTACAAGGCAGTGCAGATCTTTAAGGTCACTTAGAGTTGACCAGTCTGTGATGCCGTTGGTTTCTATGTCGAAGTAAGCTATTGTTTTCATGTGTGTTATTTAATCAATGGTTAGTGTTGAGTGCTGTCAACGTCTTTTGTCCATAGTTGATGATACAACTTTAGGATGTCTGACATCTTAACGATTGATAGAAGGTCTTTACGACCACTCCGTTGGTATCCCTTGTAGAGAGGCGTCCTTGCCTACAGCTACGCGATCACCTACATCACACAGCTTCTCAGCCATGAGTGCTAGGTCGTGACGCTTGACTAGAACGAAGTCCTCATCTCGCTCAAAGGCAATCCAGTCGGCTTTCCCGTAGAGCCATCCGAACTTCCCTTGGACGTTCTTAAACTCCAGCCACACTAGGTCGTCTTGGACATTTGCATCTTTACGAGCAACACGCTTACGGGCTTTGACGTCGATCTTACCGAAGTCAGAGATGTAATCGACATGAGAGAACTGCTCCTTTAGGTCAGCCGCTCTCACATCCGTTGTTCGTTTGTTTAACAGTCTAGCGAACATGGCTTCTACGCCTTGACCTCGCTTCCATGATTGGTCTTGTATCCATCTGCTCATATACTCCTTTGTTTTGTGTGATTAGTGTCCGAAGCCTGCTGTGACATCGTCGGTGTCCTCAAAGAGAGGGTTAGTATCCTCTGAGAGACGGCAGGTCTCTTTATCGTAAAGCAGGTTACAAGCTACGCCTGTCTCACCGCTGAATCGGTTCTTAAGGACACGCAGTGTTGTCCTGTTCTTGTTCTCGATGTCTTGCTGGTTACGCTCTAAGCCGATGCACATATCGGACAACTGAGCGATAGCGGCAGAGCCTCGTAGTTGTGCTAGGGATGTCGCTGCACCTTCCTCGTGTCCCTTACCTTCAGGACGCTTGAGGTGACTAACAAGAACAACACCAATCTTAGTCTCTTCTACAAGAGCACGTAGCTTGGTCATTGTGTTGTCGATCATACGACGCTCGTCGCCATCACCCATACCAGATACGATGATAGAGAGGTGATCAAGAACCACGTAGTCTACATCCATAGCCTTAGCCATGTAGCGGATGTGTCCTAGTAGGTTGTCGCTATCTAGGGAACCCCAGTGGTCATACAAGGTAGAAGCGACCAGAGCCGACTGTCTTTTTGTAAGCCTCGTTGTATTTAGCGTCTGGCTCAAAGGGCTCTAGGTGTAGCGGCTTAGACATTTCCAGACCGATAATACCGTTAGCTGTACGCTCGATAGACTCTTCCAAGGCAATATAGCCGAGCTTACGATCAGTAGTCTTGAGAACGTGTAGCGCAATCTCTTTACAAACAGCAGACTTGCCGATGCCAGAGCCAGCACAGAAGGTAACAATCTCGCCTTTGCGGAGACCGTGAGTGAGGGAGTTAAGTCCATAGTAAGGATAAGGGATGCTGTCGTTTTCTTTAGGGACAGTGAGACGCTCATAAAGCTCAGAGCCATCCACGATGTCATCAGGACGCCATACCTTAGCGTTCCAGAAAGCTTGGATTACTTCTTCTCCTTTGTTAGCTAGAAGCATTTCGTTCGGGTCTTTCATGGACAACCGAGCGATCTTACAAGTGCCAGCAGGAAGGATGTGGGCTACACTCTCAGCAGCTTCGCGTCCCGCCTTGTCTTCATCAAACATAACGATGACTTCATCCCACGAGGATAGCCATTCTAGTTGCTTCTTAAAGATTGTCTTGGCTGACTGAGCGCCACTGGGTAGCGATACGACTGGCCACTTGTTGCCTTGGAGTTGGCTAACAGTAAGGCAATCAATCTCACCTTCAGTGATGACCAGCTTCTTACCTCCATTAGGCCAGAGGTTCTGACCGAAGAAATAGTTAGGTGAGCCATTGCAGTGAAAGCTCTTGTCCGCAAAGCGATACTTCTGAGCTACCTGAGTGCCATCTAGGTTGCGGTAGTTTGCGACGTGACAGGGCTTACCGTTAAGCTCCCCGATTTGATACCCATACTTTACGCATGTGTCTTTATTGATACCCCGTGGGGCAATCTCCATGAACTTTCCGTTTACGAATCCTAGTGGTGATACATTTTCCATTTTTGTGTGTTGTGTAGTTGTGTCTTGTTTGTCTCTGTTCGGTGTAAAGATACCGCAGGAGTAGCACTTGGTGCTTCCGTCAGAGTTGTGTGTGAGAGCGTCGCTGCTTCCGCAGTCATCGCAAGGTTGGTGTGTGGCTATCGCCGTTAAATCGTCCATTCGTGTGGGAGCTTTTTCTCGCACCAGAGGAACCCGTGTTTGTCGCACCAGTCCCCGTAGGTGGTCTTGCTCTTTTTGCTTAGTGTGTTTGATGCTCGTTGGAATACAAAGCGGATGTCGAGGTCGGGGTGTGCTTCCCTTACTCGCAGGTGTTTGGTTCGGTCTGACGCTATCCAATAGCCCTTTACCTCCAGTATTATTCCATTGTCTAAAACGAAGTCTGGCGTGTATTTGCAGACCTTCGTGTAATCTAGTTTCATCGACTCGTAAGAGTGGGTAACCCCCGCCGCATTTAAGGCGGAGGCTACTGTCTCTTCGAACTTCGAGCGAAACTTAGAACGGCGCGTTGGTCGTTTCCGCTTCATCAGCTACTTCGAAGGCATCACTTAGGGATTCACCGCTACCTACGTAGCCGTCTGCTTCAGCACCAAAGCCGAAGGAGCTATCACCGCCACCATACTCGATAAGGTCGAGCACTTGGACTGCGCGGAGACGCAAGGTGTAACCGAAGCCCTGACTTGGAACGAACCAAGTGTTTACTTCGACTGCCATCTTGAGGGTAGAACCGCTGCCAATCTTAGGCATGTCGATCTTCTTACCTTGGCTATCTACTGCTGTGATAGAGAACTCTAATGTTCCCTTAGACTTGGTATGAACCTTAGCCTTTTGTTTCGCATAGATCTCGTGATCACCTTCATCGTTAATACGGAGAGGCGAAGACGCTGCCATGCGGATCTTCTCTTTACCTTGGCGACTGCACTCGTCCTTGTAAGCGGCATCAAGCTTCGGCTGAATAAGCGCCTCGAAAGCTTTGAAGTCTGCCTCACTTACGTGGAGCTTACAGCTATAAACGCCATCTTCATCAAACTTGGTGTCTGGTGTGTCGATGCGTGGCCATACTGCTTTACCTTTTGGTGTTGTTACTATTTTACTCATTTTTTTTTGTCTTACTATTACCTGTTATCGGTGGTTGTTACTGATCAGCCAGCAGAATGCTAACTGAAGAAATATGTGCTATCTTTGATTTTGGAGATGTCAGCAGTGCCATATTCTGGCGGCTCGGGAAGCTCTAATCCCGACTGCTGTTCTAATTGATGTTTCCAATCCCGTAAGAGGTCAACACTAAAAGTAGAAATAAATACATCTCTTAAACATTTACTTAGAACTTCACATCCTGTGGCGTGGGTTCCGTAGCTGTCATGGATAAATGCAAAGTCATAAATACCTTCCTCCTCGTTTGCTTTGATGACTGTCTTGTGAAGAGCCGCAGCATCTAGTGAGTGGAACAAAGTTAGGGCTCACTCCGTTGCGTTGGCGAACCTTGGAAAGCTTATCGTCGTTCTCACGGAAACGAATGTGAGTAGCTGTTCCGCTAATCCAAGTCTTGATGTTCTTACTTGTGAAGTTGAAATACTCTTGGTGCACAGGGAAGCCACTAGGAGTCACCCAAGACACGGGCAACTCAGCCTCGGTAAGTATCGAAGCACAGTCTTGGAACCACTTCATACATTCCTTTGGTTTCTCTAGGACGCTCTCGATGCCTTTCCATACCGCCTTCGCCAAAATGTGAACGGCTAGATACTTCTCTTTATCGTCAAAAGGTCTTGTCCGTCCTTCGCCGTGTATCTGGTCTTCATACCACTCGGTGATGTATAGACGATTGCTGTATTCAGTCAGTCCATACGAGTAGCACATGACGGGGCGCTTGGTTGTCTTACGGTCGATCCCAAAGTTTACCCAAGCGTTCGCAATAGCGTCCCCCTCGCTTGCTTGTTGCTTCAGGATGATCTCCGCTTGCTTTGCGACCACTCCGTAGATGTCTGCTGGTGTGTCAGTAGGTAACACATTCGTAGCAGTCATCCCGTAAGGGTCACGGGTAAGCATAGAGAGAATCTGAAGGCCGTTATTGGTGGCATCCATATTCACTGGGAGAAAGGTATCTAGCTTACCCGTGTTCTGTAGCGTTGCCCATTCAAAGCACCACGCAAGGAATTGCCAAGGGTCACCCGCTTCTGTCCATAGTAACTCCTTGGTAGGGTTAGCTGCGATGCGGATAGCGTCCTTGGAAAAGTTCTCAGCCCACTCAGCGCGTTCGTCGAGTGTGACTTTATCGTAGCCCCAAGTGTTAGCACCTTGAATGCCTAACCACTTGCGGTCTGTTGCTGTCTTGATACGTTGAGGTCTAGCAAACTTAAGTAACCCACGACACATGTCAGGGCCTTGGATACCTAGGAAAGCGGGGATGTTATAAACCCGACCTCGGAAGTCACAATGTGACGGATAGAAGAACCTGACTAACCTTAAGCTTCTCTGCTAAGTAAAGCACCTTAGGCTACCAGTAGGCGTCTTGAGCGCGTCCCCATGTTACGCTTGTGAACACCAGAGGCCATCGTGCGCCACTGAAGGTTGCTCTTTTTGTTTTCGTGGAAGTCATCGGGGATGTCGGGCATCACCTCGTCATCACGGCTGGGTAGTCCTCCTACCTTTACTGAGTTCTTCCAAGCCCACTGCATGGTCTGGAGAACGTCCTCGTTAATCCTCCAAGGTGTTTGCTGGATAAGATTACAAGCCTCCATGGGCTCGTCGAGTTTACCCTCGATGCCTCGGAGTAAGTCCATGTTGGTTGACTTAATGAAAGGAAGCTTAGGGAGAGAGGTATCATCTGTCTTATATCCTCCCTCCCATACGTTCTTCCACTCCATTGGTGTATCCACTGTAGGGAGCCAGAAGGGGCTTATGATTTCCTTGTGATAGTTGAACTCATCAATCCACTTTAAGGTCTCTGAGGAGGCTGTGACGTAGCGTGTAGGGTTCCTGCGTCCCGTATCTGTAATGAAGCGATACTCAATGATCCCTGTGACGTCCCTAAGGAGCTCTACAAGGTTCAATCCAGATGTGGCTATGTCTCGGCGTGTCCAAGAATGGGTATCTTCCATCAAGCCCTTCTCTACCTCGTGCTTAGTGCTAACACGGATGTGGTTCTTGGTCGCTTGCCAGCCGCGCTTACGGGTAGCCCCTAGAACAATCCCTTCACCTTTGGGGTTGTTACGAACAAGGAACTCCGAGCGTCTCTGGTAATCGAGAACATTGCCCACCTTGGTGCACAACGCCGTCATCTTAGAGTTCTTAGTTAGTTGGTCGAGGACAGTGCGGATTACTAGGAACCCAATCTTGTCCGAGGATATTTCTAGGAGGTCTAGCTGCCACTGAGCGTTATTCTTGTAGCCCCGCCATTTGTCTTTCACTTCATCGATAGCTTTGATATAAGCTGGCAAAGCTCCGCGTATGAGTCGCTGACCATAGGACGTTTCAGACTCCATGCCTCTGGCTTGGGCTCCCTCTACCTTATTACGGTAGCGGCCTACACCTACAGTGGTCATATCGTTGTTCAGTTCGTCTTGTGTCAGTGTGTCCATAGTTGAAGAATTTGTCACCAGTTTGTCACCGCCGCTAGAGCGTTGTCACCTTTACTGGGGATAAGTATTTGTAATTATTGTAGTATTTTCAGTGAGTTGTCTTGAGTCTAGGAAATCCCGTGGATTCAAAATCCCCCGCCAGCAATGGCGTGAGAGTTCGATTCTCTCCTTGGGCACCACTTAAGTCTCTGAATTAAAAGACTTATTCGGTGTTTTGTCAAGTTTACGGAATGTTCTCATTTAGGGTTAGATTCGTCGCCATTTGTCACCAAAGCCACAGTTTGTCACCGATTTGTCACCCATTTATCCTTCTCCATCATTACAAACTGCTCCAAGTAATGCAGATCATCGTAATAAAGAGGGTTGTCCGAGTGTATTGAAGTGAATCCTCCGAATCGTTTGAAGGCGTCAGCGTTAAAAGCAACGGCGACGCGGCAGCGTTCCTCTTGCTCGTTGTCCATTTCTAGTGTGCAGGTGTATTTCATAGTGTATGAGTTATTGGTCGGGAGAATATTCACCCACAGGAGTTAGCTTCGCTCTTAGCTCGGCTATGTCCTCCTCCATCTTTTTAATGAGAAGCTCCTGTGCTTCACAAGCTTTAGTCATAGAGTTGAGACCGCTTGTGAGCAGCTGGACTTCCGTAGGTTTGAATAACGTTGGTGCGGATTTCATAGTAAGGCTTATGTGTGTTAGTGGTTACTTGACTAAGTCCATCTCGATACCTCGCACAAGGTCTTCCCTTAAGAACTCAGCGATCACTTCAGCTTTATAGGATTCCGAAAAATGACCATCGGCACCCCACTTATCGGCTTGTTCCTCTGATTCTTCTGCCCAGTCGTTAATGTATTGAATTAGTTTTTCTGTGTTTATGTTTTTCATAGTTTATGTGTGTTATTGGTTGTTATTGTTTGTTGGTTAAGCCGCAACTCTGCGACGTTTTAGGGCGATAGCTGTGAAAGCTACCAGTCCTGCGATTAAAGCAAAGGTCTCTGGCTCTGGTATGACGTGAGCGGAAACAACGCGGAGACGCAAGCGTCCGTTCTTTAGATACTTAATGACGCCAATAGAATACTGAGTCATGTTGTCGTGCCTCGCGGTGGCCACGATAGTCTTGATGTCGCTTTCCGTGATGTTGTGAATGTCCGCGAGCGGCAACATGCTAGGATAGATAACCTTAACGTCGAACGACCAGTCCATAGTAGATAAGCTCTGCAGCTCTACGCGGTCGCCGAAGCCTTGCATCCTAAAGAAGTTACCATCAGTAAAGCGAACCATGGAGGAACCACCGTTGAAGGCTACGTCGGGAGTGTTGGATAGCACACCCGAGTTAATGTTGAACGCGGAAGCGGATGCCACGTTTGAGAGGGCCACGAGAGCCAGTAGTAGTTTGTATTTCATAGTAAGGATTAGGTGTATTATTGGTGTGATTTAGAGAGCTTGTTGCAGTGCCTCCACCGCGTCAAGCATATTTCTGGGAGATAATTTAGCATATCGCATGGTCATCTCGTAAGTCTTGTGACCCATCCACTCCTTGACGGTGTAGAGTTCCACCTTGCGCTGCACCAGACGGGAAGCACATGTGTGTCGAGTAAGGTAGAACACAAACTCTGGGTCGGTTTCGTTGAGTGCCTCCCTGACAAACTTCCAGTTGCTACGGATGTTTGACTCGGTGAAGCGAGCAAAGGGAAAGGGCTCATCCCGAAGAGCTACAAAGGCTTCA